AATGGTACCACGTTGGTCACCTTCTACACCTGTTGGAAAGTTAACACTACGTTCTACAATAGCACCACCTGCACCGCCGCCAATAGTTTCAACATCGCCTGCTCGCATTCTAGGGCGGAAAGGAATCTGTATCCAATAGTTAGTATCAAAGTTATTAAAATCATATGCGCCGTTGGCAATGGCCCACATATCAGTCGAAGTTGCTCTGGCTACATCTGTACTATCTAGATTGGCGCCTTCAAACGTAACTTCAATCTTGTCAATAGGCCCATACCCAAGCTCTTCATCATCAATAATTGCTTGATATGTTGCAGGAGCCCAACCATCAGGCCTAGTTCCTGGCTGTGTTAGTTGTTGCCAATAACTATGATCAATAACGGTGATACTTCCAGTAGTCCATCCATTTTCTGTTTGATCACCTGTGTCATTAACCTCTTCTACAATGTAGTTAACAGCCTGTGTAACGCCAGGAATAACAACACCTGTGTTACCTGCTTGTAAATCGACACCGCCAATGGTCAGTGTTGAACTCTGAATTTCAAATGGTTTAATAGCCATAGTATTTTTTTTCCTTAAAAGTTGCTGCTAAATTCTACAGCGTGTGCATTAACGTAAACATTGTTTGTTGTACTAATTGGACGACAAGTAATTTCCATTTTTTGAGATATACTATTCCATCTTCCGTCAAATTCTGCAAATGCTGAGGTTCCTGAATATGTTATACCGTATGCTGTTATATGAACTAAATTGTCATTTTGTCCTTTGACAGCAATAATATCACATGCCTGCATTTCTACCTCAGACCCGCCACCGTCTACAACTCCCTCAACCATAACAAATAGTTTAATAGCAGATACATTATTATATGAAGTATAAATTACCGTATCGACACTTACCGGGCAAATTGTTTCATTTTGACCTCTCAACCTTGGCCCGCTTGGGAAAGTTATGCTACCTTCTCCAATTGAAAAAGTTTGATTTGAAACACCGTCTGTTGTGTTAAGTTGTAATCCGCTGTCAGTTAATAACAAAGAACCGCCAGCAGTTCCGCCTACGATGTCACTTAATGCTTCTATTAAAACAGCACTTGTCGTAGCAGTTACACGACCTACAGATGTGTTATTAGCACCAGCTGGATCAACATATGCTTCCATACTAATAGTACTATTTGTTAATGTTAATTTAGATCCAACAATATTTGTAAAAGTGTCTATACCATCAGTAGTTGTTTCTTCTAATCGTTTTTCTAATACAGAATCTACTAATGTAAGTCCATCTGGAAATGTTAGTATTCCTGTTGATCCTAGATCAACAACGTGTGTGCCATTTACTAATTGATTTGCCGCAGCATCTAAACCAGTAGTTGTATAAAGTTCTGTAAAGTTAGCATTAACTTTTTGGAATGCAGTTCGAAGGCTATCGCCTTTCTTATCATTAGCGGTTAATCCTACATTTATTGTTTGTTTTGCCATTTATTGCTCCGTTACGCTAATGCTGCTATTCTTGCTTTGAAATCTGCAAAATCAGTACTTGCAGCAACTAGAGTTTTTAATTCTGGTATGCTAATATGATTTGCTATAGATCCAAATACGGTTAATTTATTTCTAACAATTAGATCATTTTCAAATGTTCCATCGGTATTAAATACCACGGTTGGAACAAATGTAATTGTTGAAGAGTCTGTTGAATCAATTAAACTTGTAAAGAAATTTGTTGCAGTTAGACTTCCTTGAACGGTAGTAGCATTTCCAGAATGGCCAATTGTAATAGGACCAGTTGTGCTACCGCTAGGACCAGCACCGATATATACAGGCGCAGTTGCCGCTCCAATAACACTAGCTCCGCCGGTACCTCCTATAATAACTCCGTTAGTTGGATGCATTAATATTGAATTGCCGCTGTGATATGAATTAATATTACCAACAATTTCTGAATTAACAGCATCAACTAATAGTGTAGAATCTTCACCAAATATACTTTGTGCAATGTTTCCTTCTGCGGAAATTGTAATAGTGTCGGTACTAGGATCTGAAGATAATTCAATACCTGTTCCTGCAATAAATGTAAGTGTATCAGATACTGCATCTGCAATACATGAATCTTGTCCTTGTACACCAATGTTTACAAAACCAACTTTAGTATTTGAAATTGTAATGCTGCCGGTCGATGAACTAACACTAATTCCTGCTCCAGCTGTTAAACTTGTAACGCCGGTGTTAGTTAATGTAACACTACCTGTAGCTGCACTAACACTAATTCCTGTACTGCCTGCAATACTTGTAACGCCTGTATTAGTAACCGTTACGGTATCTGATCCGGCATTGGTTGTTATGTTAATTCCAGTGCCATTTGCAAAGGTTAATACATCAGATGCATTTTGTGGATCTAAAGAACTTTGTCCAGCAACGGCAATAAAACGCCAAATGTTTTGTGTAATGTTTGGAGAACTATTAGTAATTGTTACCGTACCAGTACCAATGGACGGATCTAAAATAATACCAGTTCCTGCTAAAAGTTTAACAACGCCGGTATTGACAATTGTTATGCCGCCCGTGGCTGCACTTACGCCAATACCAGTTCCTGCTGTTGCACTGGTTACACCTAGATTAGTTAATGTTACATTACCTTTACCTGTTCCACTTACTCCAATCTGTCCAGCAGTACCAATTAATTGTGTAACTCCGGTATTAGTAATTGTTAACGAATCAGTGCCAGCAACCGTTGTCATTGTAATACCGGTTCCATTTACAAAGGTTAATGTATCTGTGGTATTATCTGCTACAATATCACTTTGCCCAGAAACAGAAATAGTTTTAAACGATGCTTCTATCGGATCTTTAATTAGTTGTCCGCCAATTGTTGAACCTGCTGGCAGATTAACAATACTTCCAGTTGATGACAAAACTGCCGACCCTAAATGAATTGAGTTGCCGCTGAGGTATAAATCTCTCCATCGTCGTGATGAAGAACCTAAATCATATATTGAATTTGTTGACGGAACAATATTTGTTGATAGTGCTGTTAGGTCTACAGCACCACCACCGCCAATACTCAAATATAATTCTGTAAAATTATCGTTAATATCTGCAAAAGCAGAGTTAACGGCATCCCAAAGAATTGGTGGTTGTTTTGGATCAATAACTTTTCTAGCCATATTATGTTCTTCCTACGGCAACTTCAATAGTGCCAATGTGATCTGAATCGTAATCTTGTAACGCTTTGCCCACCGAAGAACCTGTCTTAATATCTCCAACGGCTGCAATAGCAACCCCTGGAATTTTACTGGTCACTAAGATGTCGCCTTTCTTAATTTTGCCTACTACCTTACAAGGTACACGACCTTGTAGAGCAATTTGGTTTTTAAATCCTGGACATGCGCCATACATAGAATATGCTGCATTATCTGAAACAACACCTGCTACTCTTGTATCACCTAATGTATTTGTTGTTGTAACTTCTTTTTCGCCACCAAATACAAGTACGGTTCCTACTTCATAATCCTTGTCACCTTCGTAGAATTCTGCAAGGTCGGCTGCATAAGTCGCTTGTAATCTTGAATTACCTTTCGATGTGCCGCCTGGGCTACTAGCAAGTATCCATTGTCCTGTAATTGTTCCAGATGTTGTATCGCTACCTGTTGTGATTTGTGTTGCAGTAATTCTTGAACAACTAATTGGTGCTGCACTAAATCCGTCTTGTGTTCTAAACGAATGAGCATTATTGTCGTAATAGGTTGTATTATCTGCGGTCAGCGAACCTGAACCAATCAACACACCACCCGATCCATTAAATGCATAAACACGAGTAGTACCACCTGTTGCTGTAGAATTTCTTGCAAGTGTTAAACTTGAAGAAGTTTCTGTAGAAAGTTTTAATTTGATATCTTGTAATGTAAGAGTTCTTGCAGCAAAGTCACCGTTTGAATCTCTCTTAACAAGTGTATTAACGGTTAAATCAGTGGCGTCGGTAATAACAGAATAATCAGAATCTAGTGTGCTAGATAACGAATTATTTCTTCTCAAGTATCCAGTAGTGTTATATTGTGATTTCTTAATAGCACCACCAACATCGACTACCGTACTAAAGTTAACAGCAGCTACGTTATCAGTGGTAACACTAGAATTACCAAGCACCGTTCTTGCACCAATTTGTTGAATCTTACCAACTAAAAGTCCGTTGTTAGAAACGGTAATCCAACCATTAGTGGATGTAAATTGTGAATTATCAAAACTTGCTAGACCTAAATCTGATTGAGCAATTCCAGTAGCATTAGCACGAGTGCTGGCCGCTGTCATGTTTAATTTAGACTGGTCAATAGCTGCACTAGCATTAATGTCTGCATTAACAATTACACCAGGTTGAATCTGAGCATCAATGGTATTAGCTGTTGAATCGATATCAAATAAAATATCACCTACAACAGACGCATTAGTAATTTCATTTTCACTACCAGTAAATACAACAAAATCGTTGGCTGCAATATTTCCAGGAGTAAAATCTTGTAAATTGTTTAAAGTTAAACTTTGTAAATTAACAGCATCAGTTAGTTCAACTGGATTGTCAACATTTTTAATTCTATTGTTTCCAAGATCCATATCTCCGTTCATGGTCAAGTTACCATTTAACGGCATGAAACCACCAGTTAATTGAGGTATCAATTGAGTATCTGGAACAACTTCGCCGGTGTGTGTTAAACCTAATCTTCTTTCTAAATAAATTCTTGTAGCGTTTTCTGTTGGTACCGTATCAGTAGCATTATCAGAGAATGAGCTATCTGTTGAAAATTCAGCAATTGGAACACCACGTTTGAAACCAATACCATCTAAGTTACTCAACGCAATAGCTGCGGAGAATGTTACACGACCTGTACCTTGGTCAACACGGAAATACGGACCTACGTTAAAGTTACCAAATTGGTCAGTGGTTACATAGAATGTACGTCCTGAACCCCTTTCTGCTGTTTCAGTAGCAGGATTTAACGGATTAACCGCAGCACCATAAATTTCGTTTGGATAGTTTGTATCTGCATACGAACCTGTACCAATTTCTAACAAATCGTGCCCAGTTACACGAGTTAACGAAATACGAATAGTTAATGATCCCGATGCATTAGATGTTCTAATTGGAACACCAGCTTTTAGTGATGGTGGACTAGAGAATGTTAAAATGTCGTTTACCAGAGGAGTATCTAAATAAACTCTAGCATAAGGTTCATTAGTAACACCTTCTGCATCATATTGAATAATAGTATATTCAACACCAATCCATACAAATTTTGTTCCAACAATTCTGTTTCTATCTTCTGGACCAATTGGAACAATAGCAAAGTTACTATCTCCTACTCTTCCTTTTACTTTGCCCCAACTATGAACTCCGGATTGTGTTCCTGTAGTTTCAGCAGGGTCGCCTCCCGGAGTTAAACTAACTCTAAATGATGAAGTAGTTAATCCTGTTGATAAAACAAAGTAATTCTTAGTTATAGACAATCCGTCCGGTAATGAACCAGTTGTTGTAAATGCAATTACATCGCCCGAAGCCAATCCGTGGCTGCTACTTGTAAACACCGCAGGTGCTGCAACGGTTACGGTAAATGTTTTTGTTGCACCAACAAATTCATTTGGAGACCAAGGTGTTAATTCGATGTAGTTATAGTTTTCACGTAGTGTAGTTCTTGCTAGGCCGTATGGTGCAAATGATATTGTACCTGTTCCCGCAGAACTAATTTCGATTGGAATTCCGCCTCGTGATTCAGAAATTTTAAATGTGTTTTCTGAAATATCTTCGCTAATAACAAAATAACGAGTTCCTGCGGTTATGCCTGTTGGCAATGTTCCAGTAGAACTAAACGAAATGATGTATCCGGCAATTTGACCGTGTGCTGTACAATTGATTACTCCAGGATTACCTGTGGTAATAGTACAAACTTGAGCACCATTTTCATCTGTATATTCTTCAAATTGTAAAACACGATAAACACTTTCAGTTTCATTTAATTTAAGAGCAGTTGACGGTCTGGTTGCAACTTCAACAACATCACCTGTTAAAACAACCTGAGAGTTTTGTCTAATAGTAACTTTAGTACCGTTTGGAACAGCATAGGCTAAACCTGCTGTTGTTGAGTTACCAGTACTTGCAATATTAAGTTTAGCTACTCCGGTTGGTAAATCTTGTGTATCAACTGAGTTAACAGAGTATCTATAAAGGTTTCCATCGGTGTGAATAACCTCAAGTTCACCATTGCCTAATGGAACATAGGTGAAATTGTTAATATAAATTGAAAGGCCGTTAATAGTATTTGCATACAACGCACTTGGGAAATATACCGAAGCACCTTGTGATAAATCATAATATAGACTTACCGGTGTTGGAATTTCTAACGGATCAGATCCTTCAGCAACCAACGCATAGATACCGTGTGCGCTTGAACCTGATACAGAACGAATCTGCCCACCATTTAATGCGTAATAAGAAATATAACAATAGTAAGTGAAAACCGACACAGCTTCTAATAAGCCACCGTTGGTAACCATAATACCATAGCCCATGTCAGCAACTTGTGTAAAGTCATTGGCCAACATAGATCTGTTACCAGGCATTAGAATTTCATATACGTTTGCTAATGAATTAATATAATCAATAGTATCGGATTGAATACTTGTTTTAGCTGCTAACAATGCTGTTCTTGAAGCAAGGGCAGTAGCATTATACCCAGTTAATGTTGGATATGTTACAGATGGAGCAGCACTAGTTCCGCTGGTTACAACATTGATTACAATGTCAATTAAACCGCCAATTGTGGTTGCTTCTGTTAGTGTTCCGGCTGATCCGGTTTGTCTAGGTGTTGCTGAATATGTTGATGCTGGTGCAAGATTTCTGACTACCTGCTGAGCTAGGTATTTTACGTAACCTATTGCAGCTATAGTTTCATCTTCTTCACCTGCACCTAATTGAAGAACTTCTAAATCCCCAACCCCGTCATAATATTTTAATGCTGCATCTCTAGATTGACTATTGCCACCGTAGGTAAAGTCATAAAGAACAGCTTCGATAATATATTGAACATCTCGAGAACAACGATCACTATTATATGTAAATGATGTTGTAAACGGTGAAATATTTCCTGCTACTTGTGCAGCAATCCAACCAATTGTTTCGTCTCTAATAAACCCAATGTTTGCATATAACAATGCCTTTGCATTTGCTTGATTTGTTGTTAACGATGCTGGATTGGTTAATGTTAATGTTGGAGCAAATGTTTTACCATTTTCAATAATGGTTGTTAATGCAGTTTCGTCTGATCTTAAAACAGCCTGACCAACGGAATCTCCGCTAATTGCGGCATAGGCTAAATCATGTGCATAATGAATTGCATCAAGAGTTAGTGTAAGTTGATCTTGAACAACTACTTCAGCATTTTGTTCTCTATAGGTAAATCCTGCCTTTCTTGCATGATAGTTTGTACCTAGAACAATATCGTAACCTACACCGTCTAAAATTAAGCCAACATCTCGACTACATATATCTTCGTTGTAATCAAATACATCAAAAGGCCAAGGTGTTACTTCGTCAAGGATTAATGAAGCAGATGAACCTGTTGGACCGTAAACAAAATCTCTAACATAGTTAACACGATAAACGGTATCATTAACAATAAAGGAAGCTGGAAGATTTGGTAAACGCATCAAATCTGTAACACGCAAGAATGTTGGTGTAACAACTTCTGTTATTTTAAATTTTAAGTTTCCAGTAAATCCGTCAATGAACATACCACCGGCAAACACATGCATGTCTTTGCTTCGTGTAAAACTTGCACATTCTTGAGCATATGGTGACTTAGCAAGAATTTGACCTTCTGGGTCAAGTACCATCATAAATCCGCCGTGACCTTGACAGGTTACCGCACGAACAATGTTTGCATCATTACATAAAAATACATCAAGATCGTTATTGTTTTTTGGATAATTTACACTTCCAGAATTATTGATAATATCAATAATGGCAGTGAACAGCTCGTTAATAACTGCGCCTGATCCTAATTCAGAAACAAATGCTAAATCAATTGTTTGAGATTTAATTGTGTTGTAAACTTCTGTAATTTCTGTATTTGAAATAATAGTTTGCGCTAGGTCATTTAAATGAACCATTGCAGCAGATGTTTGAGTTAATTGAGTAGTAATGGCAATCAGTGCGCTGGCGCTGCTTTTGTATTTTAATGCAGCCGATACAGATCTGTTGTACCCACCATAGCGCAAATCAAATGCAATAGCATCAACAATTAAACCAACGTCTCTAGCACATAGTCTTTCGTTATACTCAAATGTATCATCAAATGGAGTAATGTTATTTGTAACTCGATAATTAATCCATGCTGTAATTTCGTTTTGTAAGAAAACTTTGTTTAATTGTAAAAGGTCTGCGGCTGATCTAAAATGCCCCGGGTTATTAACCATTGGATATACAGGCAATGTAGGGTCAGCAAGATAATGATAACCATACAATTGTTCGGCTGTTGTAAGCCCGTCTATTTCTGTATCTCTTCTAAAGTATTGGAAAGCCCAAGGACTTGAGCTTTCGCCTGACTTTGGTTTAACAATTACTCGTCTAAATTCGTCACCGATGATAGCAACGTTCTGAGGAACTTTTAAAGGATAGTTTTCTTCATAAATTCCTGATTCAATTAAAACAGAAATTTGAATAGTTTTAGTTACATCTCCGTAGGCAATTTCCTCACCTATTTCAAACGTACCGTATTTGATATCAACATCAAATATTTCATCGCCCCCGTCGAGGGAACCGTTATGAGAAAGAATTT